GGGAAAGTCTATTAGAAAGTATCCTGATGGAAATGATCCTTTAAAGATAAAACTATTTGGTAAAACACGTGAGTGTTCTAAGTGTGGTAAAAGAAAAAGTATTTTAAGATTTCATTGGAAATCTTTTTATAAAACTAAAACAGAAAAAGTTAGAAGAATACAAGCTCAATGTGGAGAATGTAGAGTGAAGTATGATAATTTAAAATATAGTAAGAGTCCTGAAGCTTACATTAGAAGAAGGTTAATGAATTTAAAACAAGATTGTAGAAGTAAAAGAGGGAGAAAGAAAGTATTATTAACATATAAACAGTTGATTGATATCTACAAGAGACAAGTTAAAAGAAGAGGTCTGATATGCCCTTTATCCGGTGTTAAGATGACTTATACTTTAGGTAAAGGAGATATATTAACTAATATGTCTATTGATAGAAAGCGATCTGATAAATATTACGAGAAGGGCAATATACAATTTGTATGTGTCATGGCTAATAAAATGAAAAACTTATATACCAATAAAATTTTATATGATTGGTCTAGAAACGTAGCGAGGAATCTTGGAAAAAACTATAGAAACTAATATGCCTAATAAGAAGGCGACCTATGGAATATATAACTGGGGTCCCTGCGTATTAAAAATTAAAATATCTGAAGAGTTTCATAAGTTACTTATTAAAGAGGCTAATGCATCTAGAAAAAAAGAAAATTTATATCAAGAAAAATTAGCAGGAATCATTAAAGAAGAATACAAATTTAGGGATAGAAGTCTCTTTATACCTTATTTCTCTCAAATACTTGGAGTATATGATGAAGCATGGCAAATGTGGAAGAATCAAAAGCATGAGCGAAAGCCAGAGTATCTAATGACTGCGCTGTGGGTTAACTTTCAAACAAAACATGAGTTTAATCCTCCACATGATCATTCAGATCAATTGTCCTTTGTCATATACTTAAGTGTACCCGAGTCTTTAAAAAAAGAACATAAAGAATTTAAAGGTAAGAGTAGTGGACCTGGAGGGATTAGTTTTTTGTATGGTGAGGGAGATAGACAAGCGATCACGTATCAAGCTGCATTTCCCGAGGAGAGAGATATGTTTATCTTTCCTGCTTGGTGTAAACATTATGTCGCACCGTTCACGAGCAATGGAACACGGATCTCGGTTTCCGGTAATGTGGCTGAGAAAGTATCCTTAAACGCAATAAAGAAGGTTAATGAATAAGATATTTGTTTTTATATTTAGTTTTTTAGGATTGATGACAGTATTGTCATTATATATGTTGGTGGTAGTATTATGAGTAAAGATAAAGGACGTAAATGGGATGGTAAATCTAGAGTTTCTAACAATAAATATAGAAAAAGATTTAGTGAAATTACTTGGAAAAACATAGATGAAATTTCAAGTATTATTAATAAAAAAGATGCAGGCAACTCTAAGTGGATAAAGGGATACAACAAATGGCAAAAAGAAAAAGAAGAATTAAATGAATCTTACAAACAATCTTTAAGTAATAAAAAAGAAAGGCAAAAAAATGATGGATGAAAAAGATTTAAAAGAATATGAAGACAATATTAAACTTGTCTCAACTTTAAAAAAATCTAATAAATACAACTATTTAGAAGGAAAACAAATTACAGATGAAGAATCTGGAAGCAGGGTTTACGACTTCAATGGATCTAGACTTCCTAGCGTAACTACGATATTAGGCAAGACAAAAAATCAACAATTTTTAAAAGACTGGAAGGCAAAAGTTGGAGAAGAGCGAGCAGAGCAAATTAAAAATCACAGTAGTAGGAGGGGAACATCCATGCACAAATTCCTCGAATCTCATGTTACGGGAGTTGGCTACGATGATCTTACAGAGATCGGACAGGAGGCGAAACCCATGGCCCAAAAAGTTATTGAGATGGGTCTTACACCAGTTGAAGAGTACTATGGTTCGGAAGTTATGCTACACTATCCTGGGTTATTTGCTGGGTCTACTGACCTGGTATGTGTACACAATGGTATGGATACCATTATAGACTTTAAGCAAAGCAATCGCGCAAAAAGAAAAGAGTGGATAGATGATTACTACATGCAGATAGCAGCATACTGCATGGCACATGACTACGTTTATAAATCTAACATACAGCAGGGTATAATAATGATATGCACCCCTGACTTGTATTTTCAAGAGTTTAAATTCCAAGGTGTTGAACTAAAGCAATGGAAACATAAGTTTTTAAAGAGGCTTGATATGTATCATGAGTTGATTCATGATGAAAAGGAACAAGCTAATGTTAAATTGGATGAGGATGCGTTCAATGGAGCATAATACAGAGTTAAGAGTTAGGGATAGAGGTTATCTAACAAGGATTGGTGAATTCTTGAACAAAGCTGGTAAGGTCTCTCTACTCCCTTCGGTGTCTAACACCGGTTTTCATCGATCTTACTGGCATTCACTATATGCTCCGTGGGTTTTTTTATTTTCCCACGGGGCCAATTATGGCGGAAATGAGGCAGAAATATGTCTAAAATAAAGCTGACCGCACTATATAGTAATCTCACAGATAAAAATGATTTTCAAAAAAAAATATATAGTCAAAATAATCTGTCATACTGTCACAAAGACAAGAAAGATAGAGAAATCAATACTAATTTAACTAAAAAAGTGACAAATTGTATGACATTTCATTTTTTAAAATCTGTCAATATGTCATTCTCTAGGGGGGTAAGCAATTATTTTTCCATTTTAACTACTTGTCTATGCTCTCACATCCCTATATACTATCGATATGCCTAAGAGAAGAAGAAAACAAGTCGTGACTCATACAACTCCCGAGTTGCCTTTTCCTAAAGTCCGAGTGGAGTGGATCGACATTTTGAGCGATTCGGGCTGGGCTACTGATAAAGAATTTGATAAGATGAAGTTAAGCTATCCAGTTAACGAGGGCTGGTTGTATTCTAAAGATAAGAAATCAGTAAAATTATTTGCATCTTTTGATAAAGACGATGATGGTAATATTACTTTTGGGGATCGGACGATGATTCCGACTTCTTGTGTGAAGAAGATTCAGAAGATTCAATGACTTTTGCTTCTTTAGGTTTTAGTAATGGAGCGTAGTCGTCTAGAATTTGTTTCATTTTTGCTTCTAGTTGTTCTTCTGTCATATCCTCTAGCTTACCTGTTTTTATTATTTTTCTTTCTATGTATAATCCTGCTGCCTTTCCACGTGATACTTCAGCGTTTACAGCAGAAGAGAAACTATTTTTCTTCAAAGCCGCCTGCTTAATTCTATCTAACTCTGCTAGGTGTCCATCATAAGTTACCTGGTGTTTAGCTAATCTTTCTTCTTTAAGTTGACCAATGTAGGCTACAACTAACGGAGACTGTCGTGGACTCATCAATTCAGATCCTTCCACTCTTGCTCTTGCGTGACTGTAGCCTGCCAGTTTAGCCGCTTCCATTTGTGATACAGGGCCATCAGGTCCACCGAATACAATAAATTCTGCAAACCTTTTTTGCATTTCTGTTAATCTCTTCTGTTGCGACATGGTTGACAATGTTACCTTAAAATGCTAAAATAGTCAAGTATGAAAGAAAATAAACAAACTTACACACATCTCAAAGATTACACACACGATATGTCATATGAAAATGAAAGCTCTATTACTAATGAAGATAGAGGAAATTTAGATCTTACAAAACAAATAGATAATTTAAAAAAACAATTAAATGATGCTAAAATTATAGATACTGTTCATCAAAAATTAAATGGAACACTTCAAAAAAGAGTTACTGCACTAGAAGTAGATAATAAAAGACTTATTCTAGAAATTGACGATTTAAAAGAAAGACTTTGTAAATGCGAGTAATGGATTTACAAGAGTTCTTATCTAAATTCACAGAGTCTAATGCTGTAGGTAAGCAAGGTAATGCAATATCTAATGCTGTTATTATGGTTGAAGTACATGGTAAGCTTCACAAAATTAAACGAATGGAAGTTCAAGAACATTCAGAACCTATCATAGGTCACAATAGAGTTCATACTGCACATAGACTTGTGCTAAAAACACTAAAGGAATCTAGTATATTAATGCCCGATAAGCTCATGAACGACTATTAATGAGCGCATTAGTTACCTCGATTAAGACATGGGCCCAGAGGCAAAATTATATCAAAAAATCAGAAAAAATTCTAAGGGAATTTCATGGATTAGAATTGAAAACTATAGCTCTCTTGGTACTCCTGATCTATTGGGCTATAATGATTCTGGCACCTTTTTTACAGTAGAACTCAAAGTAACAAAGGGGAAAAAATTAAAATTTTCACCGCATCAAATTGCGTTTCATGTGAAACATTCACACAACACTTTCATCATAGTCCAGGCCCTCGGTCCTAGGGCTTCCAAAACTTTTCCAATACCAAAGCCTTGGGTTGATGAACCAATATACATGTTCCGTGGTTCACAAATAAGGGAGCTCGCTTCGCGAGGCTTGGAGCTTGATGCTTGTGGCTTGGGGCTTGAGGATTCTATCCGCTATCTCTTGTCAATATGACAAATTGTCGCAGGTGCTTGGTGCTTGTTGCTTTTGTCAATGTGACATAATAACGCGCGACAAAATGTCGCAGCTTGGAGCTTGGAGCTTGGGGCTTTCATATTTTTCTTTTTCCCCGGAGCCCGCTGCGCGGGCCCTGGGTAACAGGTAGGATCTATACTAATGTGATTTTTGTTAACTCTAACTCTGAGTCTTTGTGCAGGTCTTCGCTGTGGTTCAACAGTTTGTCTACTGTTTCCCGGACCGGTGTGTTGCTGTGTTTGTTGCTGTCTAGAAATTGGATGACTTCTACTAGCGCAGCATGTTGTTTTTGTATCAACTCTATAGTTGCTTTCATATATTTCTCCTTTTTTATTTTTAAAATGATATTGTATCATAGATCTTTAAATTCTTATAAACGCGTTTTGTCGCAGCTTGGTGCTTGTAGCTTGGTGCTTGTAGCTTGTGGCTTTTTGTCGCAGTCAATAGAATAAATTGACGCGCGACGATTTGTCGCAGGGCCGGCTGCGCCGGCCCTGGTTACAGGTAGGTTATTCATTTGTTATTTTAGGTTGGCTCATCAGTTGATCATCGTAATCTTTTAGCAGCTCCCATATCTCCAGTATCTGTTCTTCACTGTACCAGAGACGTAGGACCGCGGCCAATTGATCAAAATTGGATTTACTCAATTGATTCGCCTTTATCGTTGTACATCTTAACGTTATCTACATCGATCGTGTAATGACCATTATCACTGTTATCACCATCCATGCTATCCTTACCTAGATAGATACTATAGCTTAGTAGCTCATCGTCCGTGGACCATTCTCCATGATAATGCCTATCGTAACGAAGATCCTCATGATTACGCAGATGTGCAATGAATTGGACCATCAAGTTACGTGGCTCCATCCTAGTAAAAGGATCTCCGCCGTGTTTCGCGTACTTAGCTTTAACATTCTTAAACCATTGGAACGCGAACTTCGGAAAGTCTGTGCCGCCCCAATGATGGAAGAGCGCTGGAGATTGCTCCATGTGCTTTTCTTTTTTTCTTTTTACATACCACTCAGTTTCTTGCTGAAATGATAAGCTTACTCTGTCACCCATATTGTTTCTCTCTTTCTACCGTAAATGGTTCCTATATTATATTAGATATCATTACAAAAGTCAATGGCCAAAGTGTCGCAGTTTGTGTCAAGGAATATATTGACGCGCGACAAAATGTCGCAGCCGCTTGTGGCTTGGTGCTTGGGGCTTGTGGTTTTTTTTATTTTTTAGGATCAGCAGTGAGGGTGGAAAACTACCCATACCATCTCACTGATACCCTAGTTAAGGTTCTGACCCCTTTTTAAAAGAGACTAGCTAACTAGCTCGCCACTTTCAAAACTGTTTGCAAAGCTAGTAGCTCTCTCATCTTGGGATTCTCTGAGCTCTCTTTCAGCTCTTGCTTCTTCTATCCCACGAAGTTTCCTTACTACCTTAGCTTCGTACTCTTCTGTATGTTTTTTATTTTTTGTTTGCATAATTGTTATATTATTACTTTTTACCTTTTTTGGCTATTTGCCAAATTGTCGCAGGCGATTGCTCGCCTGCGACTTTTAATTTATTTGTACTTTTTAGGCATATCCCCTGTTCTTTCTAGAACATGGAATACATCATGCACAATTGGATGACCAGACATATCGAATTTAGAAGTGTGATACTTATCGAAAATTCTCCAGATATACTGAACCATTTTCTTTCTCACAGCTACTGCCCGACCTTCTCCCCAGTCATTCTCTACGTGCTCCAGATAAATATTATTATAAACACCTTGCTCTTTTTTTACTGCTTCGTAAAGAGCATTTATAATAATTTCTCTAGCGATCTCACTATTTGACCATGGTTTATTATTACCATTATCAAAATACTTTTGATCGTGACGTGTGCCATCTTTAGTATAATATGATAACATATTATTCTCCTGCGTTATATCTGTACCTTAACCTACAGTTTGGTTATGATTAATTTTTTAATCATACCTATATTATATAGGAGAAATGTGGCAATATTATGGCAATTTGAAATTTATTTTAAGTTATCCACAGCCACTACATCTTGTGTCAAGAACTAAACTGTCGCAGCGACAATATGTCGCAGCTGATGCGTCAATTTGTCATTTGACTTTTAAGTCGTAATCTAATATAATATAGGACATATAAACAAAAAACAGAAAAGGTAAATATGAGTAAAGGTATGGAACTCAAACTACATCAGCGAGAACACTTTGAGAGTAAAATTGATAAGTTGTTAGAACCTGAAATAGAGAGAGAAGAACTGAAACTAAAGACTACTATAAACAAAATACTTGATAAAGGAGTAGATAAGTTTAGTAAGTCAATAGGTGCAGATAAAGTGATAGCAAGACTAGGAAAAGCTGAAGAAGAAAAACGAGTAGCATCAAGACAAGCGTATATGTTTTTCAATGCTAAAGCGTCTAGTATTGTGTCGTACAATAAAGCAAAAGAATACAAATTTGATAAAGATGACAAAGAAACTATCTCGGTTAAAGATTGTATCAGTCAGCTAGAAAAGTGGGCAGAAAAACAAGCTGAACAATTTGCTGAAACCACGCCACAAGGACAACGATTGGCGTTCCTAAAAGCATTAAGTGAAAGTGCTAAAGATAAAGTTAAAGAAGCTAGTGTGTCTGACGAGTTGAAGGATACATTGGATAACTTATTTAAAATGGTTGGTGTTGCTTGGGAAAGAAAACTACCAGCATTACCGAGAAAATAAGTTATGTCGTTGAAAGTAAGAGATGTAATCAGGGAATTGAAAAAATTCCCTGATGACTACAAAGTATCACTTGAAACTTATGAAGAAGATGCAAATAATAATGGTGGATACAGAAAAACAAGGTGTATTTCTGTGGGTAAAGATGATGATGCAGAAAAATTTGTAGTAATCAGGTAGCTTGATGCTTGGGGCTTGAAGCTAAATATAAATATATCTGTCGCTGCGACAAAATGTCGCAGCGATAAAAAAACCCAGCGACAAATTGTCGCTGGGTTATTATGTCTTATTGACTAACTCGCTATTTTACTTTTACCTACATTCATCAAATTCACTTTTTGAATTTGAAAGCTAATATTTTCATTAGTTTCCATAATATCTTGAGCAATTTTAATATTCATTGCCTTATCTAGATTATATGCTTTATCACTAACTATATTATATTGAATTGAATCATTGTGAGGAAAATTCCACACTCTAATTACAAAATATAATTCATCATTCATATTATTTAACTTCCTTCCAAACATACATTTGTTTATTTAAATAAATTCTTATAGGTTGTAGTGTTTGGATTGCCGTCCTATGAGAATTTTTATCAACATCAAAATAGGTCAATGAACCAGTTTTATTTATTTTGCAACCTTCGTCCCATTTTGCTGAACGAACATTTACTTCGTACTGATGGGCATCATAGATTGATGTTTGTTCTTGTCCATCTTTAGTAAATGTAGGGGCATAATAAATAGTGAACTCATCACCTATTTTTAATGCTTTATTTATTTGATTTATATATTTTAACATAATATCTAATATTATCATACTGATAGAAAATTGGAACATGACAAATTGTCGCAGGCTATCTCAAGGTGCGACATTATTGACCATTTACTTTTTATTTGAATTTTGGTATAATTATACCATAACAAATACAGGAGAAATAAAATGTCAAAAACAAAAAAATACTTACAGGACTTCGCTGGTAATTTGGCTCAAGCGATGATTAAAAATGGTTCTAACTGGGATTGTATATTTAAAAGAAATTCAATGCCAGTAAATGCGTCAACTAATAAAAGATATAAAGGCATTAATTTTTTAATGCTTAATTATGAGACTCAACAAAAAGAATATTCAAGCCCAATTTTTGCAAGTTATAAACAATGGGCAAGTTTAAATGCTCAAGTTAAGAAGGGTACAACTGGTACACCGATTGTATTCTATAGACCATTAACTGAACCATCAAAAATTGACCCTACAAAATTAGTTCAAGCTGGTATGGTTTTAAATTATTCTAAAGTATTTAATATTGACCAAGTTGATTTAACTGAGTCAAAATTTTCACCAGCTATATTTAAAACTGGTAAACAATACTCAATTACTGAAATTGATAATTTTGTAAAGGCTACTAAAGTTGAGATTAAACATACTGACGGTAAAGGTTGTTATTATTCACCTTCTAAAGATTTTATTAATATGGAATTAAAATCTAATTTTAAAGACACTAAAGAAAGTGATGCAACAGTACATTATTATTCAACTTTATTTCATGAACTAACTCATGCTACTGGTCATGAAAAAAGATTAAATCGTAAAGATAAATTTGCTGATGAAATTATTTTTGATAATAGAAAGTCTTATGCTTATGAAGAATTGATTGCAGAAATTGGTTCAATATTATTTAGTCATGAATTTAATTTTACTAAAACAATTAGAGACAATCATGCTAAGTATTTAAACTCATGGATTAAATGTTTAAATAATGATTATACTTTCTTGACAGGCGCAACGGCTCAAGCACAAAAAGCTGTTGATTATTTTATGTCAAGTAAATAATAGTCAATGTGACAAGATGTCGCAGCACTTTGTCAATGTGACAAAGTGTCGCGGCCCGCGCTCCGCGCTGTCAATGTGACATAATGACACTGCGACAAAATGTCGCAGGGCCGCGCTTCGCGCGGTCTCCAAGTAGGACCCAAACCCAATCTCAAACGTGACGAAACATCGCACCCCAACCCCCTTTTTTTTAAAAGGGGTCCCATTACTTTTCTCCTTTAACATTGATTTAGACTGTCAATCGTGCTAAAAACATTTTCACTTTAAATAGAAAGTGCGAAAAATTTTATAAAATTTTGTATGAATTTGAATCAAGTAGACATCAGTAAACTCCCTTCAGACGTTAGAAAACAGTTTAAACAACTTCAGGTTATGCATGCTGAGAAAAAGATACA